GTTGCTCCCGAAGTCTATTAACCCGAGTTCCAACCACCGCATCTCCGGGTCGTGCGTTAGCTACAAGACTGCTAAAGCCCTCAGAAATAACCATATCAACAGGAGAAACCATACGAGCGTTAGCCATGATCTCAGGCACAGCGTTGTTTAGCTTCTCAAGAGTGGCAGAACTAATCCGCAGATACTCACCTTCAGCCGTAAGACCCGGAACATTAATAATGTAATCCGGCAACGCAGCTTCACCACCGTTTGCAAACGTCATGGCTGTTTCCTGTAGCTCCGGTGACGAGCTAAGAATACCGCCCATCTGCGCCAGCCTGTTTCGAGAGTCGCGGTTCCTGAACATGTTCCGGTTTAATACATTCATTACCCGCCCCCTAAATTAAACAAACCTGATTGCTGCAAACCGTACAAGCCCATTCCAAGACCCCCAATCTGAGAGATCGTACTTGGGTTTGGTTGTTGTTGTTGCATAAATGTCTGCTGTGACGTGGGCATACCCTGATAAATGTCCGAGTAGAACCCAAGCTGCTGATACGGAGCCATAATGTTTTGATACTGGTTCTGCCTGTTAGCATCCAGAAGCGCCTGTTGTTGCGCCTGCTCCTGCGATCCTATTTTGTTAAGCATATTAATGTCATTAAACGCAAGACCCTGAGCCGCCTCGCCAAGCTGCGCTTGCTGCATACCCAAGGACCCAAGACCACGGCCTAAACCCAAACCACCTTGAATATTCATTTGGGATGCACGTTGCTGTCTACCCATTGATTGTTCATAGGCTTGCTGCGCCCGTTGCGCGGCACTCTGATAACCAGCCTGACGCATTCCCGCTGCAGTGCGCCCCTGTTGGTTTAAAATGGTTTCGTCTAACTGACCCTGACGAACAGCCTCACGCGACCCGCCAAACGCTCCTGAAGAAACAGCTTGCGCATTAATGCCCGAACGTTGCTGCTCCCCCTGATTGCGTATGTCTGTCAAGGCTTGTTGAACAGCCGCATCTTCATATGGGTTCATAAAATCAGATATAGTGTTTGGGTCAAACCTCGCACCTGTTCCCTGAAGACCGTCAAGACCCCGCTGTACGTTTCCATACATAGCGCCAATACCGCTACCTAATGTGTCCGCACCCGCTTGCAACATGGGTGCGTAAGCACCTAAGCCAGACGCAGCAAGGCTAGTCGCTTGTGTCTGTAAAGGGCTTTGGTCCGCAACCTGATACTCAGGAAGAACAAACCCTGCATCTTTTCCTAAACCCTGCGCCCGAGAAAGTATCTCCTCTAAATACTTTTTCATAAGGGCAGATGGTTCTGTCCGGCTAATATTAGTTACAGTTGACATCCAACTAAGCCCCTTTAAATTCCTGCATGTTTCTAAATAACTTGGCTGCAGCGGCTCCTCGGGTGCCGTTGGGGGCATCCCCAATCACCCTGCCTGCCATCTCAGCGTCTCCGCCACCGATGTTTCTCAAGTCCTTTAAAGACAAAACAACTTCCCCGTTTGAAAGCATCGCTTCCTGAACAGGCTTGCCGCCCTGATAAATCATTGCAGGGATGTCATCACTGGTCCCTGTTCCGGGGCCTTCGATTAGACCACCCCTTGCGTATAGTGTAGGGTTAATACCCACCCCATCTTCCATATTCCTGTCGTACTCGTCCCGTTCTGCAGCGGTGTTAAACCTTGTACCATCGTACCGACTTGCGTAAAGGTTCTCTCTGTATATAGCCGTCTGCTCATCACTAACTTCGTATTCCTCTTCGTCATCAAAACCTGTGAAAGTAGTTTCATTTCGTTGATCTTCCTTCGTTAGCATCGGCCCAAGAACAGCCGCCTGCAAGAAAGGATTATTAATCAAGGACTTGCTGGACAATATACCTGCCGTCTGCGCTGCCGCTGGCGCTGCTGTTTTCGCTGCCGTTTGCGCTCCGAAAAGCTGACCCATTTTCCCCGCTGCAGCCTTGCCAAACGCCGAGTCTTGGATCATAGAACCAAGCCCTAATGCACTAGCGCCACCCCCAAGCAAAGCGTATTTTATAGCGTTCTTGGCGCTCCCGCCACCCGCCAACGTGCCTAAACCTGCACCAATAGCAGGAGCCAAAAAGGTTCCTGCTCCGGGGACTAACAGCCCAGCAATGCCGCCTAGAATGCCACCAATGTTAATGCCCATACCAAACCACCACTATGAATTGACCGCACATTATCATGATATCTCCAAAATACTAGCCACGATATTTAACCCCACACTGCCAGTACCCTCAACCGAAACCACTTCTGTCGCTTGAACCACAAGAGGAGCGGTTAAAAGTTCAATCGTTTCGTTAGCGGCGATCTGTTTTGCATTAAACAAAAAACTACTGCCCAAGGTTATAGTCACGGACAACGCACCACTACTGGGGTTGCAAGCAAGAATAGATTTTAAGACTCCTGTTTTAAAGTCAGGACAAGAATACAAAGCTGTAGAGGCTTGGCTACTAGGGGTTAATTTTGCGTTTAAATATACATTAGCCATTAGCTTAAAAACCAGTTTAGTGCAGTCGAGTCATCGTCTGCAATTTGTTGAGTATTTCTAAACTGATTTAAAAACACAGAAAAAGAACGCACCACCTCATTAAAATACTTAGTATCGTACCCCTCTGGGGCTAATGGAAAAAATGGAAGAGGAGTTTTTAAAGACATTATCGTTTCCCATCCGGACGTATTTCAATGCGAGGAACACCCAATCGCCAAAGAACGTTTTGATCCGAGGACTCAACCTTAAACGTAAAACTCCTACCGCGAAGGCGTGTAAAATACTGGTAGGTGTATTGGTCAATGGGGTCAACCGAGGTTTTAACCACCGCGTTAGTGGAAGAAGGAAGAGCCGACGAACTAGCAGTGTCTAAGTAAACTTGTCCGGGGAAGTTACGACTTGTAAGGACAAAGTTTAAAGTAGACGAGGATTCTTGATCCCTAAAATTAACATCAGGAATCACCCTTTGTATAAAAGAAAACTGGTTTCCCTGATTTATTCGCATGTCTCCGGACTGTATATAAGCAGTGGCTGCATCATCAGTAAAAACCGCCCCTGTCTCGTGGTTATACAGATAGTTATTAATTCCCGTAGATAAAGGAAAGTTGGAAATTCCCCTGTCTAGCCACGCCGACCTATTCATTGTTCCCGTAAACCAAACCTTTTCAACGTAGTTATAAACCACGTAACGGTCGTTTTCTGTGTTTAAAACACCGTCAGTTACCGTGTCTGACGGGTAAAACCACCAAACCTCCGAGAAGGATACGTTGGCTCCTGAAATAACTTTTTCTCGCTGAGACGTGTTCATGTTATCAAACACAAAGTCCCTAACGGTGCAGGGTATTCTTTGCACCGCCCCTGTAAAAACATAAAACTCTGCGGTTCCCATCCAAAAAACACTATCGTCCACCGCAACCGCAGCTTTGGGACTTGCAATGGTTATGTTTTCAGAAATTAAATTAATTCCAAAAGTAAACGGCGGTCCGATAAACTGCATCGTATGAATAGATACATCTGTAAACACAAGTATTTGCTGCCGTGTTTCAACCGCTTGAATAATGGTGGAACCAGAACTGAGCCTTAAATCCCCTGCCGTGTTTATCGTCGTAGGATACCACTCAACAGGGGTCTCACTACTACTAAACCTAATTAAAAGAGGGTCCTCAATACCATCGCCATCAGGGTCGGTAGAACTAATACCCAGACCATCGCAGCCAAAAGCAATCACATGGCGGTCCCTATCGGACAACATTACCTGAAGAGCGCGGGTAGGAACAGACGTTCTGGTCACGGAATTACCCGCAATATCGGTAAGAGAAGCTATGTTCTCGGAACGATACCCCGTGGTGTTTGAAAACTTAAACTTGTCCCAAAAATATATTCCACCCCCACGATCATTAAGAAGAAGATTTTCTCCAAAATTATCCTGCGACCAAAGCCTTAGTGTAAGATCAGGGGCTAGTACATCTTGATTAACAGCATCACCCCAGCCAACATAATCGTTGGATGCGCTTGCGTTGCCTACAGCTAACACACACGCTTGAGTGGTGTGAACAAGATCAGGTGTTCCAAACATTCCCCGTTGCACAGTCAAACTCGTAGATGAAGGAATCCCCGTTACCTGAACAAGCTCCGCATAACTCGCCGCAGTAGGTTCGTTAATTCCGCTAGTACCTGTGGAAAGCGCAACTTGGGACATAACTGCTGTTTTAGGATTAGCAGAGAGGTCCATAGAATTAATGTTTATATTGTTCGGTATACGTGCAGAGTTTGAGCTTCCTTGATTAAAGGCTTTATCGGAGTTTAAAATATAGTTAGTCACATCTGTGCTGTTAAACCAATCACTAGACTTAGCGGTAATAGTCCTAGACCCAGCTACAAAGTCTATTTCAACGAAACCGCTAGACACACCGTCCCAATCTAAATGAAGAATGTCCCCAACGGCTACGCCAGTTACAGCATCAACATTCAGTGTCGTGGCTCCGGCTGCTATTGTAACACTAGAATCAACCACAGTAGCGTTACTGGTTGTCCCGCCCCAAAGACCAACACCCCAACCCGCGCCAGATTGAACGGAAGAGTTTATGCCTGTGTTGATTTGGTATGTCGCCACAGTGCTAGAACCGCCGTTCCCAGTATCAGCGCCGTTTGAAACTACTTTTATTGCAACGTCATTTAACCCACCTGAGATAGTAATAGAGGGAATACTGTTCCCTGCTTGACGCGCACGGATGGTGTAAGTATTCCCGTTTATCACGGATAATATCTGATACTCTTGGTTTAAAACAGCCGCTGTAATAGTTCCGGCCCCCGTGCTAAGGGAAGCCGCCCCCGAAAACGTCACAAAGTCATTTAAAACAGCCCCGTGATTAGGGTCCGTTACCGTAATAATTTCTGAAAAAGAACCGGTCGTTACTGCAGAGAATGTTGCAGTTCCAGTTGAAGTTCTTCGAATAGGCGTTACGTCATTAAAAGCATCGCCCTGCTTAACATAAAACTTCTCTTCCGTTCCAAGCCCTAAGAATTTATCGCTGTTTAACGCAACAAACTCATGCAACCCACGACACGCCCCCAAAAAATTATTGTTAGTGTTTCTAGTCCATCCATTTAATTTTTCAGGGAACCCAAAACGAAACCTGATTTTATCCGAGTCAACCCAACCGTTCTCCTCTGCGTAAGGAGTGACTTCCTTGTTTATTCCGGGTTTAAACTTCAGATCGGATAAAGGCATATCAGTCTCCTCATGCGGTAAAGGACTTTCGAATACCGTACATCGTAATACGACCCGTAGATAAGTTCCCAGAGGACGCGCCAATCCGAATACCTATAACGGACACGTCTCCATTGCCATATGTCATATTAGTTTGAGCAGCATTGCCAATGCCACTCGCGCTGTGCACCCTACCATTAGAGGGAATAAGAGGTTTAATCACTCCACCGCCGCTGGAAACGGTATGAGCATTGTATAAAGTGTAACTTTGAGTCAAACCTTCATTGGCATCATTGCCCACAACAGCTCCACCATTTAATCTAAACGAGTTTTGAGTCTGAGTGTTAAGTTTATAATTTGCCCCTGTATCATAGGCACTGCCAACATAAACTTCTGCGTCAATGGTTATACTATCTGTCACAGGAACAACAGTCACCAACTCAAACTCATATGCGTGATATGTGTTATGGTCAAACATAGTGTTACTTGCGAATGGCGAGGAAA